GTCTTCCTGCTCTTCGATCTCTTTGTCTAGCATGATAGTTTGACGGCGTTCTACAGCGACTTCTTGCGCTGTCTTTTTTGGAGCTTTAGGCTTTTTCATGTAATAACCTCACATATAGTTGATAAGGTGTCAGAATCAACGGGTTATTGATTCCTAGTATTTGTTTAACGTGTCCCACGCAAGTATTAAGCATGATCGGACTACGCTTGCATTCTTTCATCTGTGCCTTAATGACAATCACGTCATCTAGTGTAAACGGTTTATCATCTACTGTAAAAATATCCAGTGAACCAACAGTCTTTCCGTACACTATCCAGCGCCCACGGTCGGGAATAACTACGTAACAATGACGCCAGAATGGTTGCAGGAATCGAGACCACCAATGCCCGTCATCGTCAGAGAATACAACGTACACTTCAGAAGACACTGAAAGCCACCTTAGCGGTTGTAGGACGATGAAAGCCCTGCGCCCTAGTCAATGCCTGCCTTCCTTCTCCCTCGCCCTGTAGAGCGTATTCAAGAGCTTCTACGGGATGCGAGTATTCGTTCTTATCGGGTTCATCAGTGTACCGATCCCCCGAGACTTGGATTCGCCGATAACAGAAACCACCTTGTAAGCCTTTCCTAATCATCTTGGCCTTGCCTGTTAGCTGGAATCTAGGCTTACCGTCCATACAGTTTTCCTTCATCGGTAACTCTAGTGCAGCCCTTCGCATTGCTGGATCATTAGTATTCGTAGGGGAGCATGGAATGCCTGCCGCCCTGATAATCTTGAATGGTGTATCTGCATTCGCCTGGTTCTTGTTGTCACCAGATGGATCGCCCCAGCCCTTAAACTTGTGGTCGGGGTAGTTAGCGTCGATATATCGTTTCAGTTGTGGCGCAAAGTCCACCGCCCCGCTATCGGTTAGACAGAATTCATCGAAGCACACCCACCTACCCATTGACGTGCGCTGTAGGAATGCACACGCAGGAGTCCGACCAAAGTCAAAGCCTAGAATTATCGGGATATCTCTCGATGGCTCGAAATGATCCTGTGAGCAGTGTACCGAGTCCACATACATTGGATGCACTGGCTTACCAGATGAAACGAACCCGTATTCATTGGCTAGGTTTACTTTAATCCAATCGTCTGTCTTACCTTGCAAGCCTCGTGAGTAGTAAGCCGTTGGCAGGTTGTCAAGGTTCTCAGCGTCTGGATTGACTACCCACGACTCACCGTCTTTATAGACTCCACCTGGTTGACGATGGAAAGCCCAGCCCTCGGGGCGCTCTTCTTCTGCCAGCTTGTAATACCAATGATCCTCGTCGGGAGCGTTCGAGTCACCCACTATCCCGTAATGAGTAGGACGTGCGCCCTCTTTGGGTGATGGATAGCGACCAGCCCGCAAGTCGAGCATATCAACAACAGCCTTGGAGTGTTCCTTGGCTTCGTTCAGCCACACCCAAGTCGTCTGTATACCCCGAGCCTTTTTAACGTGATCGGGCCGATCAAACGCAATAAAGATAACCTCACACCTAACACTTGTCCCATCGTCCAACTGAAACGCTAGGCGATGCGTAGGCGGCTCTTTGTTACCCTGCTTAAACTCGCCCAAGTCACCGAGTATCTCGAGCCAATCTTTAATGGTGGTGCTAAACAATTCGGAATAAGTGTTTCGAGCCGCAATGATTCGAGTCAGTCTCACCCCGTGATTAGGATGCTGTTCGCTTTTAACTGGAGCTTGCTCGCACATTAGATCAAACAGTTTGAGAATCGTTTGTACCGTCTTGCCACTACCAAGCGGCCCCATGATAAATGAGTTACGCTCTCGGCAATCTGCGAACTGTTGCAGCACTTGCCCCTGCGGTTTGAGATGATACTCAATCGTCGGCATTACTCTACACCGTCGAAGCGTTTTTTAAGTATAGAGACCACCAAGGCATCACCACCTTCGCCCGTTATCTCTTGGGTTTTCATGTCTGGCAGGTACTTATTAATGAGCTTCAAGCGTATATCTGCACTAGCTTTCATTGCTTGTAGTTCAGTGGCTTCTAGTGTAGCCCCCTGCTCATCCATTTTCTGCGCTGTATCAAGAACTTTCTGCACTAGCCCCTTCTTGCTTATAAGCTCTCTGAGTTGCTCTTGGCGCATTGATCTTTGCTTTGCAACGTTAGTGGCAGCCATTACTTATTACCCCAATTGATCTTGTCATAATTGGCTTTGAACTTGTCGCGTGATTCAGATGTGCTTTTACGTGGCCTCGATCCTTTGCCCCCGTCATATTCAGGAAAGTGTCGTTGCCTGGTCTCTTTGTCGAGCTTGTGTCGCATGTCCATAGTAAACCTCCGTTATACCCTTATTTTATAGACTGGTTATAAGATCGGCAAACGTTATGACAAATTGATCTAAGTAATGTGTAAAGATTTATTTGACACGTGTAAAAGGTTTATTTAATAATTCACTCATCGGCACACGGGGTGCCACCAACTGAGAGGGAAACAATGATGGAATTAATCGCAACTTACCGCAATGATGCCGATGGCCTTGAAGCGTTAATCATGGACGGCAATGACAAGTTCAACTATCGAGTAGTGTTCCGCGACTTTGATGCTGATGAAACTCTTTTGGTTCGCTTCAAGCACAGCTACTTTGCTTGCATGGAAGACATTAAAGAGTTTTTGTTAGACGATTATGTTCACGTTGAGGCCGCCTAAGCGCGGCCCCTGGAGCACTTATGAAACGTTATCAAATTATTCTAGGCGCTTGCGCCTTTTTCCTCGCTCTCGGTCTAGTCGGCTCGATGGACGTAGCCGAAGCCGAAGCACAAGCCAAGGTGTACGAGAAAATGGTGTGTGCTGGTCACTGGCCAGATTACGAAAAGAGGAAACCAAAATGCCCTTAAGAGTATTAGTTGCTTGTGAGTATAGCGGCACAGTGAGAGAGGCATTCAGGAGGCGCGGACATTACGCGCTTTCTTGCGATCTACTTCCCGCAGATGATAACTCACCTCATCATTACCAAGGCGATGTTTTAGATATCCTGCACGATGGCTGGGATTTGATGATAGCCCACCCGCCCTGCACTTATCTGGCGGTTAGTGGGTTGCACTGGAATAAAAGAATCGAGGGGCGCGCTCAGAAGACCGAGGAGGCGCTAGAGTTTGTTCGCCTACTCTTAGATGCGCCAATCCCTAAAATTGCGCTAGAAAACCCTGTTAGCTGTATTAGCACACGCATACGCAAGCCCGATCAAATAATCCAGCCTTGGTATTTCGGAGACGATGCCAGCAAGAAAACCTGCCTATGGCTTAAGGGTCTGCCGCCACTTGTAGAAACGAACAGGCTAGAGGGCGACGAGAAAACGCGCAGAGCGAACCAAACACCAAGCGGACAGAACAAACTAGGGCCGAGCGCGGACAGGTGGAAGTTGCGCAGCAAGACATATCAAGGCATAGCCGATGCGATGGCGGACCAGTGGGGGTAAACATGCCAAAACGAAAACTAACAGCCGAGCAGGTCAAGGCTATTCGAGTTAATCGCAACGGGTTGACCTATCCACAGCTTGCCAAGAAGTATGGCGTACACCGCAACACGATCGCATTAGCGCGGTCCGGTGCTACGTGGTCGAAAGTTTACTAATGTCAAACAAGGGTGGTAATATGGAAAGCGAACTTGATGAGATGATAACGGATATCATCGTATCAATTCAGGCAGCGCAGACGATGGCCGACCGATTCAATAAAGAGTTTGCTATGTTGGATGATCTGAGCGTTCATGAATTAACCGAGTATACAAGGCAGAGGGCGGTCGAGATCGTCAAGCCAAGGCGAGGTGTTTATGTATGTGGTAGAGATGAAAGATGACTACGGCCATAACTACGTGGTCGGAGTGTATGCTGATATTGAACACGCGAAGTTTGCAGCCTGGTGCGAAGAAGCAGCGACTGAGCACTGGAGTTACTCAATATCCTGGCATGAGTTGAACTACATTGATCCAGTTAAGCAAGACGCATTCGAGGATTGGATAGATGAGTGACGAAGAATGGATCGAGTTGATGGCGTGGCTACTAATGACTTTGCTTTGCGTCGTCATCGGGAGCGCGCTACTCAATTGGACACTATAGTAAACAGATAAATATATATTCGCGCATATAAGATACATAAATATATACATTGGCACAGTAAAGCCACATATATAATGCTTTAAAGCGCAAAGGTGGGAAGTTTTAGTAAAAATCTATGCAAAACTAACATTGGATTCCGAAATTTCATGGGTTGTATTCCGAGATTTTCATAAAGGGAGAGTGAGTGATGGACGAGCTAATCGAACATTGTTTGTATGAATCTGGTTTGACTGCGGATGGATGCTGGGACGAGCTTGACGACTATGCGAAAGAAGCGATTTTGAGATTTGGTGAGTTGCTTTTGCGTGATGCCGTATTGCAAGAACTGGCAGATCAAGCACAAGAATTAAATCTAGAATAATTAAAAGAAACGCTTTACATCATAATAAGATTGCTTTACAGTTTTAATTGTCTGGAGGGACAAATTATGGATGAACTAAATCAAGTTGAGTATT